CTAGCCAACCATAGTAGTAGGGTTCCCTCCCCAGTACCTTTCCTCTGGTATCCGGGTATTACCAGCGTCCGTCCAAAAGGTTTGCCCGTTTCATTCTGCGGTTACGGTCTTCGGGGACTTTGTTTGATTTCCGCAGATTGCAGATGTAATGCGCCGCTTGCAGGTTGCCCCAGTCGTTGGCGGCGGCTTCTGGTGACGGGTACCCAAATTCACGCCAGCGTGATACCGGGCGTATTTCATCTATGACAAATGACAGCGGGTGTTGTGCGTCGCTTGGTTCGTCGTAGTGTATCGCGCCTAATCGCCCATGACATATGCCGCACTCTGCCCCGATTGCCCGTAAACGTGCCCGGTGCTTTCTCCGTAGGTTTCCGTTTTTAGATCGCGGATTATCTCTTTTCACAGCGTCCCCACCTCAACATTTGCTGTGACCACCCTCCGGGGTATTTAATCCCGGTACTCCGTAAAGAAATACCCCGGTGCCCGTAGACCGCCGGAGTTGATCGCTAATAGAACGGCACCCCGGTATTTCTACCGAGGTGCCACCCCGAGAGGAAGAAGGACAAACCACGAATGACGTGTGGACTTTCGCATTTGTCCACGGTATCACTTTATACCGTTTTCTTGGCTCTTGTGTTGCAACTTTTCTGTTTCGGGCAGGTAATGGGCGTATTTTGCCACTAAATAAACGAATCGGCTTCGTCTTCTCCATGCCGTTGCCCTGTCCATATGCAGCACCTGCGCCGCTCCCTCTACACTATGTGTTCTGTCATAGTCTACCATTTTCACGATCCGCAGGACGTCGTTACCATCCCGGTGCCGTTTGACTTCCTCTGTCGCCTGCTGAATCGCGTCTACCCACAGTTCTTCAGCCTGCGGCAGCTGTCGCAATGCGGCGGTTTCCGTTGTGCGCCCGATCTCTGACCCTTTGATTACGGCTTCATATGGCGGCGTGATACTGGTCTTTTGCAGTTCTCTCTTTTTCTCTGCTAACGCAGGATATTGACGGATTGCAGTAACAACAGAGTAGTACCACCAATGTCGTGTTTTACTCATGCTATGCCCCCTCACCGAATAGGGTTTCCTGTCCCGCGTCTTCCTCCCTCTTTTTCTTCATCATCTCTAAATACCGTTCATACGCCGTTGATTTCTGCTGCGTAAAACTCAACCCCTTGCACCAGTAGTCGTTCCGCAGTAGGCTCTTGCATATCCTGCGCCAGCTTGGAACGTCCTTTTTCTGTTCCATCTGATAATCGGCTTCGTCTGGTATCCCGTCCGGGTATCCGCGCACTTCCCACCATTTGCAGAACTTGTATATCTTGTTCTTGTAATGCTCCTGCGTTTTCGGCGGCATGGAATTGATAAGCAGTATCGCAAAGGATTTCCATGTATGCCCCGCAGGCTTTTTGATTTTGTAGTACCCGTTTATGTTCCCGGTTTCGTTGATGTACATAGCACCGCTATTCGCGCCGTTGACGCGGGCGACTACCTTTGCCCACGTTTCCGGCTCTATCAGGTGGAACAACCACAACCCGCGCCGCTGGTCGTCGCCATACGGCTGGCATATGCGCATTTGATGAATGGTCAAGCCTGCAAGGTGCATATAGTCATAAAGTTCGTTATACGGCTTGTCCGGGTGCTTGCCCTGATAGATCCAGTCGTCAGCTGTGCGCCAATCGTATATCGGGTAGACGTTGTAAACGTTGTCGATAATTCGCGTTGTCCACATCTGCCCGTTGTACGTTTCTTTATGGCGGTTCGCTATCGTGCGGTATCGGTTCAGGCTTTCGTCTGCCCTTATGCCGATATGCACGGCGCACGTTGCGCCCTGTGCGTACCATTGGGCAAACAGTACGTCGAACTCTTCAAACTCCATGCCGTCTTTGAAGAACGGGAAATAATCCGGCTCGCTGATGCAGTCTTTTGGCAGTTCGCGTATCCACATATCCTTTTGTTCTGCGTCCCAGCATTTCCAGAACGGCTGATATACGCTGACGGCGTTTCGCAAGTGGATAGGCAAGCAAATCCAGTACCATTCTGTGCAGTCTTTGTACATCTCTCGGCAGCGTTCCGCGTGGTCAATGGTTTTCTTGTACATCCCCTCAAGGTCAATCAGCATCACGGCAACTTTCCTGTTCCTGCGCCGTGCTTCGTCGCAGACCATATGCAACATACACGTTGAATCCTTGCCCGCGCTGAACGAAACGATTATTTTTTCAAAGTGATCGAACGTGTACGCTATTCTCTGTTGTGCCGCTTCATACACGTTGATTCCTAGTGGTTGTTTCATACTTCCTCCATTTCAAAGACCGTCATTTGCTGGCTGACGTCGGCGTGTTTCTGCACCCACTCTTCAAAGACCCGGTCTGCAACCTTGTTCGCCGCATACCTCTGTTGGTTCGTCAAAGTGCCCCACGCTTCGCGGGTTTCGTCTTCATGGACGCCGCCCCATATCGCACACGCCGTCTGCCCTAAAAACGCCTGATGATTTATGCTTGCGTTCGTCAGGTTCTGTTCCGTCGCGCATTTCCATTCCTGCGTTACGCGTGTCATTTCCTCATATAGCCGGGGCGGGTCTGATAAAAGCTGCGCCGCCAGTTTTACCCGCTCCCGGCGTCCGTCCTTGTCTTCGTCATACATCCCGTTCTGGAAATCTTCCCACCGGGTGTAATGGTAAAATATCTGTTTCATTCTTCAAATGTTTCGTCGACGTAGTCTGAATCGTCCAGCATATCGACTTCCCACGCTTCGCTGAAATCCTTGTCGGCGAACATTTCAGCAAGTCCCGTTATCTGCGTCAGCCGTAAAACTTCGTCGGCGTCCATCCCCAGTTCCCGCGCTATTTTGGCGTCGCTCCAGTTACGCCGTTTCAGTTCTATGACTATATCTGACATGGCTTCAACGCGGTGCTTGCCCCTTGCGCGGTTGTGCCGGATCGTTGACGCGATTCTGTCGGCTTTTTCGTGGCGGTCGTCATTGATAATGGTCACAGGCAGAAACCCGTGTATTCTGTCGTGTATGTCCTTGTATTCCTTGCCCACGCGATTGCGGTGAAACCCGTCGACGACTTCATAGATCCCGTCGTGCTGATATACAACAATCGGTTGCGTATAGCCGTCCTCTTTTATGGACGTGTGCAGCAGTTCCATTTCCGGCGGTGCTACTGTGTTCGGGTTGTAGTCGTTCGCTATCACCAGTTCTTCTTTTACCCATTGGACGCAGTCGACGGGTTCGTTGTTAAACGGGGAAACCTTTTTCAGCGATTCTTTGACCCGGTTTATTGCGTCTATTTTTTCGTCTATCGGCAGCTGCTCGATTTCTTCAAGCAGTTTTGAAAGTGTGTCATTCATGGTTTGTCCTCTCCTCACGGTTTCTTGTGGTAATAGCAGTACCCGTAGCCGGGATCTACAAGCACTTCATAATTGGGGTATCGTTCGGCGAACAGTTCCGGCGTCAGGTCGTCTTGTATATGCGCTTGCCAGACGTTGCCGTCGACTATGCCTTGCTTGTATTCCCACGGGACTGCGATAATCAGGTCTTTACATCTTCTTTCGGCGTACTTCAACGCCCGCTGCGCCCGGTCTACTGGCATATGCTCTATGACGTCGCCGAATATTATCAGGTCATATGCCCCGTATTTCAGCGTCGCAATGTCGCACACGAACACGTTTCTGTACCCCCGCAGCTTCATTGCGTAAGGTTCGAATATTTCGCAGGCGTCCATTGTATAGCCGGGAAGAAGATTGCGCCATTTGCCGTCACACGCTCCCACGTCCAGAATGGTTGCCGTCGGCGGGAAATTCTGCACCACCCATTCGCAGACTTCCTGTTTTCCGTAAATGTATGACCCCATATTAACCCCCCTCATGAATTACTGTGATGAATAAGCCGGGTACTTCGCCGAACTCTTTGATTACCTCCAGCCGATAGACCTGTGCGTCGTCGTAATAGGCGGTATTGTTCAGCGCGTCCAGTACCACTTTGGCTATGTTGTCCAGATCTGGTTTCGCTTTCGGCTTTACCTCGTTTGCCAGCTTTGCCGCCTTTGTCGCCTTGTTGTCTGATACCGGGACTTTGTATATAGCCTTTATCGCGATGCGCACGGCTCCGGCTTTCTCTTCGCCTGTGAGAACGCCCCGGCTTTCTGCTACCGCTTTCCAGTATTTCGACATGATTAGTGCTTCGTATTCCACGGTTTTCTTCGGCGTATAGGTATGCCCGCCTTTGGTTGTTCTATGGCGGTCTTTTCCTTGCGGTTGTCCGGGAACGAAAAAGTTAACTGTCATTATCCTCCCTCTCCCCCTCTGCGCAAAAATACACCGGCGGGAAATGCCTTGCGTGGGCATAACACCATTTCATTTTGTCGGTTGAATACATATCTTTGTACCACCATTTGCAGTCTTTGCACCGAACAACAGGGACGGCATCTATGGTAGGTGTCGCATCAAGTGCCAGCCCGATCGTCTTCGTGGATTGCTTGCTGTACTGGATCACGTTGGCCACGAACACGTCCGCATCAATCAGTCTCATCGTCGTCACCTCTCCACGCCCGTGAACAGAACTCTGAAGCAAAGGTTTCTGTTATCATTGCCGGATTTCTTTTGCACTTTCCCGCGACTTTCCACCCCGTTTTCGGTTTCCAGAATTTGCAATCGCTGCATCGTGTAACTAGTACGGCGTCTATGGTAGGCGTATTGTCTATATCCTCTTCATTCAAAATGGGAAAATCACGGCTCCGCAGTTCGTTCTTTAACCAGTCAGCGTCTATCAATCGCATTTTCTGTCCCTCACATATTCCGGGCACCAATGCACCGTATACGACGTCTTCGGCTTTTCGTTGTACATGACTATGTTTTCCGTTGCTCTCCATCCGGGAACCGGGTTTAACTGCTCTGACCAGCTGCACCCGGTTTCAAGGCTTGGTACCGCATTACGGCAGAACCAGCATAGTGTTGTTTTTAAGTCAGCCATTGTCTTCCATCTCCCTCGTCAGGCGTTTCAGCCGCTCTGTTTCATCTGCCGGAACAGGTGCAGACCACGCGTCACGCTGGCGCTTCTGCTCCGTTGCTTTCTTGTCCTCTTTACGCGGGTAAACGGATCTCCAGCGTTTTTCCGTACTGCGTTTGATGTTGGCAAGCCATTCGGTTTTCGGGATACTCTGTAGCTTGTCCAAAATCATGCCCTGTTCCGTTTCCGTCAAAGGTTTCCCGGACGATTCCATTACTGAAAGCCATTCGTTGAATGCGTCTATAACGGCTTCATCGGCGTATAACGACATAAATTCTTCGTATGGCGCGCGCGCGCGTTCTTCTCTACCCTTATCTAATCTATTCTTATCTATACTATTCTTATCTGCGGCAACCATTTGGCAACCATCTGGCAACCAATTGGCAACCACGCCCGAATCGCTCCGCGTATACGCCCCGTTTTCCTTGATTTTCAGCTGCGCAAGTTCCTCTTGAAAAGCCGTCGGCGTGTACCTGTCTTTCCGTAATGCGTTCGCCATGCGCCAATGCTTAATCACGATCACGCCGTTTTCAAACTGGTATACATACCGCTTTGAAAGCAAGGCTTCAAGGTCTTGTATGCTGGCGTGTGCCTTGAACATTGACAGGTTGACTTGATTACAGAACCCGTCGTCATCAGCTGACATGGAAAGATGTAAATACAGAGCCTGCGCCGACGATGACAGCGACATAAAATTATCGTCGTCCGTGACTTTCTTCGTAAACATCCGTTTTTCAGCCATCAGAACGGCAACTCCTCATCATCGGTCACGGGTTCCCATACGGACGGCGTTTCCTCGTTCCGGCGGTCGTCGCAGAAATAGGCGTTGTCTACCGCTACTTCTGTCGCCGTGCGTTTGTCGCCGTCACGGGTCGTATACTGGCGAATGTGCAATTCCCCGGAAACGGCAAGCATTCTGCCCTTGTAGAAATACTTTGCGATAAAGTCGCCCGTATGCCGCCACGCAACGCAATTGATAAAGTCCGTGACCTTTTCCTGCCCCTTCGGCGTGTATCCTCTCTGTACCGCCAGCGTGAACGTGGTGCAAGTGGCGTCGCCTACCTGTTTCGTTTCCGGGTCGGCAGTTAATCTGCCTATCAGGTCAATATGATTCATTCTTCATCCTCCAAATATGATTTACCGAAATACCTGTGCCATTCTTCGCGTGTATGGGTTTCTTCAAATTTCCGTTGCCCAAGTACCCGCAATTTGTGGTCGATCTCTTTACCGTCTGGCATACCGCTGTGCACGGCGACGGTTGAACCCGCTTGGTTGTGATGCCTTGGGCAGAGATAAACCCACAAACCGAACTGTTCTGACATTTCCCGGCGTCCTAAACCGGGGTATATGTGGTGCTTGTGGACGTAGGGAAATCCGCAGATAAAACAGCGGTGTTCGTTTGATATTACAGATTTGCTGATTGCCCCCACTCCCTTGCTATCTGGCTTTCTAACAACCGCATAATCAGCTTGGTTGCTTGTATGGCTTCTTGGTTCGCTTCGTATACTGTCTTAGCTATGTCCCGCTGGAACCTTGCTTCAGCTACGGCGGGGATGCCGTATACAGTCAATTCAATTAAGCCTATCGCCATCCCCTCACCGCGTAACCGCAGGCATTCTTCACGCAAAAGCACTTTGTATTCTCTTTCGCTTTTGGCGTACTCTGTGCCGCTTTTCCGCAGCTGCCGTATACTGGCGTCCAACTGCTTTATTTTCTGTTGCAGTTCATCGTACAGTTCCATTTTCCGCACCCTTGTTCACGGCTTTGGAACACGAATAACAGTAGTTTTTGCCCCACATATCCTGCGACCCGGCTATCTGGTGTTCTACGGATTTAATGACCCCATTCACCCGGCACGGCTTGATTTCTTCCCCGCATCTGTCGCACTTTACAGTCGGGTATGGTTTTTCATCGTTCGCCGCAGTAATTGGAACGAACCCCATTGAATACGCTACCGCTTTCGTCTTGTCGTTCACGATCTCCAACACGTTGATTCTGTTTCCTGCATAGCCGATTTTCGCCACAGAAAACGTGTCGTTGCATTTGCCGTTCCTGATGTTGCATTTATCCGGCGTGACCCATATGGACGGGGCGGTGTACAACTCTCTGCCTATGCCGTGCTTAAACCCGGCGCGTTTGAAAGCGTCGCTGGCTCTGCCTTTTTCAGCTTCCATGTTTGACTCCGTCCCGGCGTCCCATTTCCATATCAAGCCGTTGCCGTAGTCAACGCCGATTCCCCCATACAGAACGCCGTCGATGACCTTAAAATCGTTCGTCCAGTTTGCCGTTCCAACGGTTTCGTCCAGTAGATCCGCGTCGGTTCGCGCAGTTTTGTACAGCAACAGGGAAACGCCCTTTTCCGTCACACGCTGCACCCGGCATTCGATTTCGTCTGCGTTCAGTAAGCGAAATGCGTTCATGCGTGTTCCTCCTTTTGCCAAAACAAGGCACTCCATTTCAGTTCGTTTAACTCTCTCACGATTTCCGCGTATCTGCCGTCAACGGCTACGGTGCTTATGGGAAATTCAAACTTGCCGTTTTCGTCCCCGTCCCGGTGCCACGCGGTAAAGTACAGATTTTCGCCGGACATGAAGAACTCCCACCCAAAACAGGGCAAGTCGTCTTTCAACTCCATGCACTTGCGCGTTATGGACATGATTTTGTCCCCGATGTTCGCGCCCTTTGCCTTTATGAGAACTTTCACCATGTCGGCACCTCACTTAATCTGGATGCTGTGCCGTTCTACCAGTTCTGCGCCGGGGATCTCTTCGCCGTTGTTTATCATCTCTTTAACGGCGGTCTTGCTGATTTTGGGCATTTGGTAGGTCAGGGCGTCTTCGTTGTGTTCCATAAGGTACGCAACAAGGCGGTCTTCGTCGGTAATTTCCACCGCTACGGATCTACGGAAAGAAATGGCGTGATGTGCGTTCTTCCACTTTTCGCCGTCCAAGTCTGCCGCGAGGTATTCGCGCAGGCGGTCGGCTTTTCTTCTGGTAGCGTTTCGGCGTTCTATCAGGCGTTTCGCTTCGTTGTCGATCGCTTCGCTTTCAGCGTCCAGCGATTTAATCCACGACGCCGTGCTGTCGCGCTTTTCCTCACGGGAAAGGGATAATTCCTGCCACGCGTCAAAATCGCGTATTTCGCCCGTTTCCGGGTCTATAAGGGAATACATTTCACTTCTGATTTCGTACAGGCTTAGGTTCATTCTTCTTCCTCCTCGTTATTTCGTGTAGTCGTAGTAGTATTCAGCTACCGGGACTTTGCCGCCGTAGCGGGTCGGTACATACTTGCGGCGCGATTCGATAGGGACGCCATCTTTTTTCAGTTCGCTGATTCTGGACGCCAACCGCATAATGCCGTAAAGCTGGTCAGCTTCGCGCTGTGTGATGTGCCCCCACCGCAACAGGTGTTCGTGAATCATTTCTTTCTGTTTCGGTTTCATGCTTTCTTCCTCATAAGTACCGCAGCGGTGATAACGACCGCCGCACACGCCCACGCAACAAGTGCGCCCGGAATGCCTACATACCCGCGTTCAAGTCCCCCGGCTACGCCGATGGAGAACAGACCCGAAACGCCTGCGATTAACTCTGTAACTGTCTTCATGTCTTCCTCCCTAAAATCATTTGCATTACATCTTCCGGCGTTGCTCTGGTCGCAGAAATCAGCTGGCGCAGTTCTGCAATCGTCATACTGCCGGGATCTGATAAACGCCTGTCCAATGTGTGCGCCTTGATGTGTGCCAGCTTGGCGCAGTCTTCGCGGTTATAGCCGTTTCGTGCTTTCCACGCGGCGTATACCGCTCTGATGTGTTCGTCACCGTAGTTTCGCATTTCACGCCCCTTTACTTCGGTAAAGCCTGACTTTACTTTTTGGGCATAAGAATGTCGGACGGGTTGACCCCGTACAGTTCGCACATTCGCAGGAACGTGGTTGTTTTCGGTTCACGCCGCCCGCGCTCCCAATGGCTTAAACTCGCCGTAGTCACGCCCAGTTTCTTTGCCGCTTCTTCCTGCGTCATTCCGGCGGCGACCCGCGCCGCCTTTATTCCAATCTGCATTATTTCACCCCCTTTGCCACGATCTTGCACCGCGTCAGCACGGTTTGCTTCACGCCGTCCCGTTCGTCGTGCTTCTTGACTGTTCCGCGCACCGTGATGCCGTTGTGTTCGTCAAACGCCCCGGACGCGAACCACACAAACACGTTGCCGTTTTCGTCCGTGAACTTGTACAGGAACGTGCGCCCGAACTGCGTTTCCCACGATGTGATGAACTCTGCTTTTTTCGCGACGAACTCTACCCGTTCGCCGACGGTGCCCACATGATGCGACGCCTTGGCGGCGTCCAGCCTTTCGGCTTCTCTTGCTTCAGCTTCGGCTTTCCGCGACAGGAACTTTTTGTAGGCTACGGGGATATACGCAAGCCTGCCGAACCCGCTTGCCTTGGTAAAGCCAGAACGGGCAAGCGGTACGCAGTCGCGTTCCAGCGCGCCCAATCTGCGCCAATCGCGGTAGACCTCGTCGCACCGTTTGTAGTACCGCTTCTGCTCTTCCGGGTCGCCGTCCCCGGCTTCGTCGAACGCACTTTCATAGAGTGCCCGCAGTTCCGCGTCGTCGGCTTCGTCCTGCGTCCCGCATTCCACAAGCCAAGCCACCATTTTTTCGGCTTCGGCAATTCCTGCCGCGCTGGGCGTCACGCCCTCGCGCACCTTATCGGCGACGGCTTCGCGTGTGCAGTCCTTTTCGTTCTTCTTGATGTACCCGTGTGCGGCGACTTCGTCGAACGCATGGGCAAGCACAAGGCGCGTCGAATACATGACCGCCGGGTGCCGCTCGTTCCATTCGTCGGCGGTGCAGTCCATGCCGGGAAAGATGTCGACGACAGCGGCGAACATAACCGCCAAGTCTGGAGAAATGCCCGTGTAGTCCTTAAGGCAAGACCGCCCGACCTGACGCCGTTCGCCGTTCTCATGCTCCACCATGAACGTGACGGAACGCGCCCGGTTGGTGCCGCAATGATCGCAACGGGACGCCACGGTGTACCACGCCGGGTCAATCTCCGCGCCCATGAACCCGGTCACGATGTTCCCGGCGTCGCCATGCTCGATACGCGCAAGGACGCGCCACCCGTTCGCCTTGACGAACCCCTCACATTCAATCGTAATGTCGACCGCCGCCACGGTGTAGGTCTTGTCGACATACTGAACGTGGTTGACGTAGTCGACCGCATAGACGGCGACCTCTTGCGGATGCTCTTCGCCCACAGAGTAGGAAAACGGGACGCCGTACCGCGCCGCCTTTTTCGCGATCCTGTCCAGACGCTTCGTCACGTCGCCGACCATGCCCGCATATACTGTCCGTTCCATGAAATACCCTCCGTTCAATTAATCAGCGGTTTACTGCTCTACACCAATATAAAACTATACTTTACCATTGTCAATAATTTTTTCACACTTTGTTTAACTTTTATTTACTGCCGTATCGTAAAATAAAACCCCACTTTATTGAATGGAGGTAGCGAAATGAAGACTGAACAGGAATACGCACGGATTTTTGCACGGAACTTAACCGCTGAAATCAAACGCGCAGGAATGACGAAAGAAATGCTTGCGAACGCTGTCGGCGTGAGCAAGGCGGCGGTTTCTGACTGGACGCTTGGAAAGAGTCAACCACGTTTGGGTATGTTTTTCCGGGTTTGTGAAGCGTTGGACTGCGACCCAGATACGCTTGGAGGTTTTGACCGTTTAAGCCGTCCCGTTATGCTTGACGCATATCTTGACGCGCCCCGTGCCATACAGGTTGCCGTTGACGGATTGCTTGAACCCTATAAAAAGGGCGTTTCTGCCGGGTGATAAGGTTGGAGGACTATCTATGAGAATACCGAAACCACAGCAGCTACCGTCTGGATCGTGGCGGGTGCAAATTACCCGGAACGGCAAAAGGTTATCTTTTACCGCAGATAACCCGGCGCAGGCTATCGCGCTTGCTTTGGGAAACGAAAAAATGCCCCAAGGCGTGACCCTTGGGGCGTGTATCGACGAATATATCTATTTGCGGTCTTCCGTGCTGTCGCCCTCTACGCTTTTGGCATACAAATCTTATCGTGAACATAGGTTTCAGCACTACATGACTGTAAAAGTGTCTGAAATCGACCGCAGGACGCTTCAACGGATGGTTAACGATGAAGCAAGGCGAGTTTCGCCGAAAACAGTTAAAAACGCATGGGGTCTTGTGTCTGCGTCTTTGGGCGAATACGGCATAGATACATCAGGTATCAATCTGCCCGCCGTTCCACGCAAAGAACGACCCTATTTGACTGCCGACGAAATATTGAAATTCTGCGCAGCGGCAAAGGGCGACCCGTGCGAGATCCCCGCGTTGCTTGCGCTGTGTTCTCTGCGACGATCAGAAATTTACGCCCTTGACTGGCAAGACGTGGATTTGCAGAACAAATTGATTACAGTACACCGGGCGACAGTAAAGGGCGAAGACGGCTTTATAACGAAAGATACCACCAAGACGGAAACCAGCACCAGAGTGGTGCCCATAATCATTCCGCAGTTATATGACGCTCTTACGCTCTGTAAGGCGAAATCCGGGCGTGTTGTATCAGGGTATCCCAATACGCTATACCAACAGGTAAAACGCGTGTGCGTCCGTGCAGGCGTCCCCGTAGTATCGCCCCATTCGTTGCGCCATAGTTTCGCGTCACTCTGCTATGAAAAAGGCGTGAACGAATTGGAGTGCGCAAAAATTGGCGGCTGGCACGATTTAGGCACGATGAAGAAAATTTACACCCACTTATCAGAAAAGCAGATTTCAGACGCGGCGAAAAAGCTGATTTCCCATTTTGAAACGCCGTAAAATGAGAAAATTTCGTGTGCATTCGTGTGCAATCGGTTTCCATAATTGTTGATTTTTTCGCAGATTTGGAAAGATTTTAACAAATCTGGAAAACCCGCAAACCCGCATAAAACAAGAAAAAACCCGCAAACCGTTGTGGAATGCGGGTTTTCCTATATGGTGCGAGAGATGGGACTTGAACCCACGGAAAACCCTTATTTTATGCGGTGTTCCGGGTTCGCGTGTGCAATCGTGTGCAATAGGTTGCAAGTTAGTTGCAAGTTAGTTGCAAGTTAGTTGCAAGTTAAACCCGCATTAAATGGTAATTCAGCAATTAAAATTTCCGGCGGGTTTCTTTAATTACACGGGTATTTTGATGATGTCGCCGACGTGGATTAAATCAGGGTTTTTGATGTTGTTTTCTTTTACAAGGATAGCAACTGTGGTCTTGTACGCTGCCGCGATCTTTGACAGGGTATCGCCCTTTTGAACCTTGTACAGAACATAGGCTTTCGGGGCGGTTATCCACCCGGTAACCTGTCCGTTCATGCCCACACGACTGCGGGTGTTGGTTATCCTGATTCTGCCGTTGACTGCGCCGCCGCCCCAATAGTAATACGTCCCGGTTACGGTGCTGGCTCTGGTCAGCATTGTGGACGAAATATAGAGCGGTTCGTTTTTCAGTATGAGAGCGGTTCCCGGTTCCAGTATGGTCTTCGGCGGTTCCGGCTCTGCGGGGGACGGTGTTGGTGCCGGGTCTGCCTTTTTCTTCAGCGACAGGAACTTAACGAGGGCGTTGCAGTACAACCGGGCGATTTTGTCCTTATTCGTCAGAATCAAAAGGGCGTCGGCTTTGTTGTCATGGAATCCGCATTCCCCGATGATGGACGGCATAGCGGGTTTATAGCAGTCTATCAGTTTTGAACTGGTCTTCAGTCCACGACTGGTGAAGATTGTTTTCAGCTGGTCAAGCACGTCTTGCGCCAGCTGCTTTGTTTTTGCGCCCTTATTGGGGTCGTAATAGACTTCAACCCCGTGTGCGCCTTTGTTGGCGGTTCCGGCGGCGTTGGAATGCATGGCGATGTAAACGTCTGCGCCCCACGTTTTTGCTTCAGCTGCCCGGTTCGTCAAATTCATGGAAACTTTCGCCATTTTTGTTTCGCAATCGTATTCCGCAAGCAGTTTCTGCAAACGCACGGCTATGTCGTTCCAGACCGCGCCCTCGTTTGTGTCCCCGCTGATGAATTTATTTGCCGTCTGGTTTGACGGACTTAAGTAAATCTTCGCCATTTTCTTCCCCCTTTTTGTTGTACCTTATCCTTTGCCATTCCGTGAAAATGCCCAAGAATGTAGACAGAGCCGCACACGTCGCAAGTATGGCGTCGCCGTAGGGTAATCCCCATATTTCTGCTAACGCATAATACAAGGCTCCTAACGCCGACAGGCAGACTTCAGACAGAAAGCGAATGAAATCAAATGCGCGATTTGTCACGGCTTGCCCCTTTCCAGTTCGCTGACCCTGTGGTCAAGGTTGGAAAGTTTCTCTTGCAATACCGGGATAGTCCTGCCGTATTCGTTGTGCGCTTTCACCTCTGCCGCCAGTTCGTCGACCTTTTTGGTAAGGTTCTCTTGCCGCTCTTCCTGCAAGGACAGGGACGTTGTTATTTCTCCCCGTGTTTTCGCATTTGTCGATATGACCGTGATCACCGTCACAAGGATTGTCGCCGCGCCAGAGATAAGGGCGGCTATTACTGCGCTGTTCATACGCTCACCTCATTCGTATAACTCTATCGTGTACAGAAACCCGTACTGCGTGTACTTGCTGAAGTACCAGTTCCCGTGCCAGTCGTACATGATCGCTTCAGGCTCCCCGCTGACCGGGTTGCTGATGTCTTTCACAAACTCCCCGCTTAACTTGCAGACCGAAACAAGGTTGGGGTTGTATGTAATTCGATACAAGTACGCCCCGTCGGTTTCGCATCCTTGCCCGGTCGCTTCCGGGTGTTCCGCGATAGTCCATTGGTCGGTGCAGTTCCAGTCCGCGTCGTATTCGCACAGGTCACCGCCGCAGGCTGAATAGTACACGTCCCGGATGCGGTCATAGCAGAACTGCCAGACCGCGTAAGAATCGCCCGCGTAGTCTGTGACGTATATCGTGTCAACGTATGACAGGTCGGACGCATTCAGCACGATGATGGAGCCGTCCGAGAGCATCGTGCAGACGTACAGATACCCGGTTTTCGGGTTGTACGTCATGTCGTTGGCGTGACCGAAATTCGGCGTACCGTTGTACTGCACGACCGTGTACGTCCCGTCGGATATCTTGTACTTGACGATCTTCATGTAGGTATAGTTCGTGCTGTCGCCGGAGCATTGATAGATATATTCGCCGTCGGTGCAGCCGCCCTGTTTGATTCCCGTGACGTCAATCTGCGGCAGGACGGCTATAGTCGCCGTGTCTTTCCATTCCCGGTCTGCGCTCCATACCGATTCCCCGTCAACGTCGAACGCTTCGGGTAAATCGTCGCCGTTCACGTCGTAGGCGGTTGCCAGCGTGGTGCCTTCGTAGTCGTAAATCGCCATAGCACCGCCCCTTATGCGTCGTTGCCCGCTTCGAGGTTCGTGTAGTTTGTAATCGTAATAAACTGCGACCGCGCCGTGTCATAGAATCCCGGTTTGCTGTTGGACGTCTTGACGCACGGGACGAGGTTGGCAATTACAGTTCCCGTTGCGATCTCCCACACCTTGAACCCGTAGATTTTTATTTTGGCTCTGGAGTAGCTGTTCGTCGTCCCGGTGACCACGCCGAACAGTCGAATGTTTGGCTCTGGAGCAGTAAACGTGCCGGACATACTGTCGTCCCAGTCTGTGCCGTTGACCGTCCACTTGCCGTTTGCGGTGATCATGTCGTACTTGGTGCCCGCGGAGATCTCCGTGAACCCCGCCGCCGCGCCGTTATAGGTGCAGTCTATTTTTGGTACGCCGTTCTCTGACTTTAACCAGTACGCGCGAGAGGTTCCCGTGCCGCTCTGATCCCGTGCGCCGTACATCCCGTAGGACGTCGTTGAGATGCTATCTACATAGGCAAAAATCAGCTCATGCCCGTAGTCGCTGGAGCAGTAAGACCCGGCAATGCCCGTGTCCATGACCGTGGCAATTTGTGCCGTCTTGTTGTATATATAGTCGTACCGCGTGTACCCTGTCGGCAGCGCAAGCGTTACCGTTACCGTGAACGTCGTTGTCTTGCTCTCATAGGTCGCCGTGATGGTGCTGGTTCCCTCTGTGAGTGACCCGGACAGCGTGTAGTCGGCACTTGGCACGGTTTCGCTGCTGCTGTCGCTATAAGTGGCGGTTACCACCAAGTCCGTTTTGAGGGAGTCCAGAGAATCGGTCGTGTAGACGGTGCCGGACTGGGTATAGACGGCGGAGATGCTGGAAAGCACGGGAACAGCTGAAACAGTAACGCTGAATGTGTCCGTTTCGCCCTCATATGTTGCGGTTATGGTACTGGTGCCGACTGTAAGAGATCCAGACAAGGTATATTGCCCTGAAGTCAAAACCACGTCGGTGTTGTCGCTATAATGCGCCGTTACCACAAGGTCGCTGTCAAGCACGGAAAGCGGGTCGTCGGCGTAAACTGTCGTTGTTTGCGTATATACCGCCGAGATGCTGGAAAGCGTGGCGACCTGTGTTACAGTTACGTTGAACGTGGTCGTGAAACTCTCATATGTTACCGTTATGGTACTGTTACCCGCCACAAGGGAGCCGGACAGGGTATAGTCGGCAGCTGCGACAGTTTCCGTGTTGCCGTCGCCGTATTCAGCAGTTACGACAAGGTCTGTTTTCAGCGAATCCAGCGAATCGGTGTTGTATACCGTTCCAGACTGCGTATAAACGCAGGAAATGCCCGAAAGAGGATACAACGCGGCGTAAAGCGCGTCATAATACGTTTGCCCGCCTGCGTCGACGTATACGACTTTTCTTGCGATCTGCAAGAGAGCGTCCTTGACGTCGTTCGTTAACCCGCCCCCAACGGAACCGGGTTCGTACTGAACAGGAATCGCAGGCGTTTCGCTCAAAGTCGCGTAGACCTCTACGTCGTTTTCCGCAAGGCTTGCGAGAACTTCAACGCCCATTTATATCGTACCCTCTTTCAAGATAGCGTCAGTCGGTACGGAAACGATTTTTGTACCATACGCAACGCCGCCGTCTTTCCAGCGAAGCTGAATCTGCGTTTTCGTTCCACTTGCCAGCGAAAGCGTTTCGTTCTGCGTCAGCGTAGCCGAACACACGTTATCATTCAGCGTCAGTCGGTCAATGGGAACGTCGAACAGATCCGCGCCACCCTGACCGAAAGACAGATAAGCAACGCTTGCCCCGGACAAGTCCACATCTTCCGGCAGCGTCAGCGTTACTGTCGGTGTAGTACCTCTTAACATTTTATTTCCCCCTTTATGCGTCAGGTACTGCCGCCATAAACCGACAGAAGCCGTTTACAGTCGCCCCCGACGTGTTGTATATCTTTATCTCTCCCGCTGTGGAAACTTCCACCAAAAGCACCCCGGTGCCGCTCTGGCACGGTACTGTTAAATCAATGACCCACGCAGCTGACCAACCGCTTATTGTACCAATAACTACGCCTGTGGAATTGGTGCCGAAATTGGAAACGGACATATTACCGCGCAGGAACAGAACCCCGGCGCGTTTCTGTGCGTTCAGCCGTGCGAAACTGGTAGCGTCAACGTATGACTGGCTTGTATCCCTTGTCAGGGTAAGTTCGCCGTCACCCGCCTGCTTCAGTTTCCAAGAAGCAGAATACTCAAGTAAATTGTCTGTTTCTGCCGCTTTTCCAAAGGCAACGCCCTTGCCGCTGGCTTTGTAGTCTACCGTTGTGAATCCTGTTGATATTGTCCGTGTGAATACTGTCTGCCCGAAAGAGTCGGTCAAGGTCAACCGCACAGTATAGGAATAGTCAGCGTCGACCACATCTGTTGAAGACGTCGCCGAAACGCTCAATGTGGTTCCCGTGCCGCTTGCTACGGACGTCCATGTGCTTGTTCCGGCTTTCTGGACGTGTAACGCCCATTGGTTCGTGTTGTGCCCGTCGATACTGGATATTGCCCCGGTAAAGGCGTAATGCAGATATTCGCCGCTATCGTCTGCCGTGCCCCCGGATGTACAACGGTAGAAACTCATAGCCGTAACGGACGGCGGCGAATAGGGATGTACAGTAATGGCGGGGTTTAAGTCTGCCGTGTATCCTCTGCTGTCTGTTACCTTGCATCCCGCATCATATGTTCCCGCCGTCGTAAGCGGGTAGTTTTCCGGGTTCACATCCGTGGCGTTTACGAAAAACTGCTTTCTTGCGATAGTCGCGCCGTACTTTGCCGACGCCGTGCAGGCCATCGTAATAACCGACTTGTTCTGTACAAATTCGCCCGCCGGGAGATTCAGCACCGAAATATCTGCGTTCTGCTCTGTTACCGTTAAATTGCTTATTGACGGCAGATATGTTGACGTGTTGGGAACATTGACGGTGATCGTGACGGACTTTGTGCCGATTACTGTACTGCCGGATTTTGTCGCACACAAAATAGTCAGCGTACCGCTTTTAGCCTTTGTGATTTGGTTTGCGACGTTTGGCACAGTCCAGCTATACGACGTTGTCGAGGTGTTTAACGTCGCTATACTGCCCGTTACAGAGCCGATAGAGTACGTTAACACATGGCTGAACGACGCAGACGCACGACCCGAAACGGATATGGTAACGCTGCCGCCTATATTGACGCTTGTTACATTTACTGTCGGTTGTGTTGCCCTTGGAATAGTGGCACATACAAAAGAACCCGACCCACTAATGGAGCCGGGAGTGTAGTAGTAATCAGCCATATTCAAGGTATAGCCGACAGTTATAGTCTTCGTTCCGTCGGTGTTGTGCGTGACTGTGGTAGATCCAGACAGCAGCGTCAGCGTACTGTTAAACCCTATCGTCAAATACGGGTCTGTGTTCCTGTTCCGGCTGGCAACTGTTACGCCGTCGATAACAACGGTAGCACCCACGCCGAACTGTTCAAAGTGGTATTGATTGCCAGAAATCAGCTGGAGCGAATAGGTAATGGTGCTTTTGTTGGTTTCCACGTTCGTGGCGGTTTCGGTAATGGTCAGACGCAAAGTATAGCCGTGTCTGCTCTGTGAATACGTTGCCATTTACCCACCCACTTTCATAAACGAAAGGTTGCCGTTTTCACGCGGGACGAACTGAAAACCGCCGATTTTTACTGATGTGAGAAATTCGCCGTCGGTCACATACAGTTTGTTATTGCTTAAATAGGCAACTTCAAACCCGTTCTGTTTGAATGAAATTCGGTCATTTGACAATGTCAGCGAAACCGGGTTGTCTACTATGCCAATAACGATTTCGCCGTTTTCCATCCTGATGTACTTTTCAACGGCGGCGTCGGCGTATTCCTCAAGTCCAGATACAGAGTTATCCACATAGACTTTGGTTGAATTGCCTAAATTGTAAATCTCTGTAGAGTTTTCCCCGTTCTGCTCTTCTACCGCGTTCACTCTGTCGGCTTCTGAATTTATCAGGTCAGTCAGCCATACTTTCCGGGAACCGAACGTAAACGACGGCAGATGCGGTTCGTATAGGTTCGTGGTTTTCTTGATTACTTCAAGATTTACGGATATGTCAATCAGCGGGTTTATCACGGGATAGAACTGGAACAGTTCGATGCTGTCCGGGTCTAGTCCTATCTTTGAAAGGTCTACCGCTGTTATCGTGTAGGAATCAACGGGCGTGTTTTCGTTGGTCATGTAGTCTATGGCTTTCTGCTTTAATGCGGTGTCCGTTGTGACGTCGTCCCATATGATCACGCCGTAATGGATGCCATAAAGGTTAACGCCGTCGGTATTTTCAAGCCATATACTTCCGTTGTTCTGCGCGGCTATTGTCAGCCGTGCTTCGGTTTCCTGCGTGGTTTCGCTGCCCCATTCGTCAAGGACTGTTTCCGTCAGCTTTGCCCCCAAGGGAATAAGCCTTGTAATTATCTGCGTGGGGTCTAGCGTGTGTTCGCCGTCAACCATATTCCTGTTTACTGCAATGGTTGTATCCTGCAACGTGCCGAGGTTTTCGGCGTAGTCCAGATACAACACCACGTTGCCGTTTTCCACCGCCTGACGGATACGCATTTCACCGCCGAACACGTCCAGCAGTTTGGACTTTATGGCGTCCCAAGTGCTTTCGAAATTAAGACCCTTGTACACGCCGCCCGACGTTTGCCACGTCTGTAAAGTCACGTTACCACGGTAAATGTGCTTGTAGTCTTCAACCTGCGAATTGTGGTTGTTCAATAACAGGTCAATAAATTCCTGCAAGCCTGTGGTCGATTCGGTATCTGCATACTGCTGTTCCGGCGTGTACGGCTGGATTGAATCGCAAAGATACGCCATGCGGTCTTCGCATATCACGGTCTTGGAAACAATGCCGCTTCTGTCCATCCGGGGCGTAACTGTCAATACTCTGCCCATATAGATAAGCGTTGTATCGTCTGTTACGCGTATATGTGACTGAAACGGCAGTATTTCGTCGAATGCGTCTGTAAAAGGCACGACAGTCAGCGTGAGTTTCGCAAACGTGTTGACCGCTTCGTCCAGCTGCGCCGTCTGGCACGATGACGTGATGTCAATTTCTGCTTCGCCGTTTATCAGGGTGATTGTCATTACGGCACCTCCGGGTAAACGGACGGCTCCGCGATCATCGTCACCGCAATTCTGCCTGTGTTATAACCAGTTACGCCGCCGATGCTCATACGCCCGACATAATGGTGTTCTTCATCGTCAGGCAATACAAGTTCAACGCTTTTCCCGTGGAACTGGTCGGCTAGTTCGTCGCGGATCTCTTTCAGCTGAAAATCGTTCACACGCTTGAACAGGGTAAACGAAATATTGCGCATATTGTATGTGACGGCACCGAGGATTTCGGTAAAGTCATATGCGCCGCTGACGCCCGGTACTGTGACATAATTCACAACAGGCGCGGGGGATTCGACGGTAAGGTCATCAAGAAGAATCAAACCCCATTCTTCCTTTGTGTCGGTACCGTCGATTATTACTCCGTAAGTCACGCTAACCCCCTCGCTTTCCGCACGTTGCTGGTGCCAAGTGCCGTGTCAATTCTGTCAGAGATCCCGCCAACCAGCGCGTCGCCGTCAAGATAAATCTGCAAATGGTCTACCTTTTCAGCAAGCGCGGCAACCATAGCAATTAACTGCTCCATGCCGGACGCAGAGTGGTTCACGTCCAGAGCCGAGGTAACGCCGATATTACTGCTAAATCCCTTTGTGGTCATCGTGGTAATATCGTCTATGGCGTTTGAGATCGGTCTTGTATTATCCGCAATGCCGTTGGCAAGACCTTGGTCTAGCATTTCGCCGAAATAGGCGGTTTCTTTTGACGGGGAACCGATGCCGAAAATTTTCTTGATGCCGTTAAGAATGGATTTGCCGAACCCTTTGATTTTGTCTAACACCCATTGCGTGGCGTTGGAAATGCCGTTCCAGATGCCCTGTACAAGGTTTTTGCCGATGCTGGCTATATTGGACAGGGTCTGCGAAATTTTCTGCGGAATTTGCTTGAAGAACCGAATAATATTGTTGATAAGCGTTGACCACTTTTCCTGAATGCCTTGCCAGATTTTTGAGATCCATTCCCCGGCGGCTTTCTTAAATTCCGTCCACAACCGCGCTATCTGCTGTGCCAGACTGATGACCAGTTTTACCAATGCAGTAATGACAGCAACGAAAATCTGCGGGAGTGCTTTCACGACCCCGGCGGTCAACTGTACCGCCGCTGAAATCAACTGCGGTAAACACTCGATCAACCCGGTCACGACCGATTCTATCAGCTGCGGGAGTATTTCGATTACTGAAATGATAATCTGCGGCAGTTCTTTGACCAATGCAGTAACCAGCGTAATAGCGCATTGAATCAGCATCGGGGTACACTCTATCAGCGCATCGACGCAGGACTGAACAAGCGTTGGCAGCTGTTCAACCAGTATCGGCAGAGCGTCTAACAACCCTTGCGACAACGCCATCAGCAACCCTAACCCGGCTTCTAACAGGATCGGGGCGTTCTGCACCAAAATATTCCCGATTTCCATGACTACCGAAACGATAGTAGGCAACAGGGTTGGCAACGATTCGCTTATGCCGTTCGCCAACTGCACTATCACATCGACGCCCATTTGAACGATCATCGGCAGGTTCTGCAAAAGAAACTGCGCCAGATTTGTGACTATGGTCGTCGCGCTTTGGAACAGGGCAGGCAGATTCTGTATGATGCCGTTCCCCAACGCTTCAAGGATACCCGCGCCAAATTCCATGACCTTGGGCAATCCGTCGGTCAGACTTCCTATGAACTGTTCTATGCCCGACTGCATGGTTTTTAACCCGGAATCGTCCCCGGCAAGGAACGCCGCCAGACCGTTTGTGACGTCCGTCAGAGCCGGGAGAAATTCGCCCATTAGTCTGTTCTTCAGACCGCCGATAACGCCGGAAAGAGTCGTCTGCGCGTCCACAAACGCCGCTGACGCTTTCACCGCGTCGTTGCCCATGACCATATTGTATTCGTCGGCTAACGCTAACTGTTCTGCTGTCGCTTCAGCCGTCTGGTTAAAAAGCGGTGCCAGTTCCTGCCCGGATCTACCTAAAAGTTCATTAGCAAGGGCGGCACGGCTTGCGCCCTCTTCCATTCCTTGGAAACCCTCAATGACCGCCCCGAACGCTTCTTCACGGGACATATTCGCAAGGTCTGCGGTAGATATTCCCAACGCTTCAAACGCCGCTGCCGCGCTCTCTGACCCGTTTATAGCGTCGTCCATCTTGTTGGTTAAAGTCTTAATACCGGGTGCCATATTCTCTATGGACGAACCAGCAAGATTTAGAACGTAGTCCCATTTTTGATATGCGTCGGTCGACATACCGAGTTTCTGCGAGTTTTTGTCTATGGCGTCGCCCAACGCGGCGGTTGCCTTTGCTCCGTCTATGACGCCTTTAACAAGTCCCACGGCAGCCGCCGTAACTGTCGCCGCTACTGCCGCAATCCCTTTGGCTAACGCTCCACCAAAACTATGCCCCGCTTTTTCGCCAGCTTCTTCCCCGGCTTTTTCAGGTTCATTGCCAAGTGCTTCGCCGATTTTCCCCTTTATGCCCTCTGCTGACGGTACTATTTGCACATATGCTTGGGCAAGTTCTGTTGCCATTTACTCACCTCCTGCGAGGTTATAAAAAGCGGCTTCAAAGTCTGCCGCTGTCCTAAAGGTTTTTACTTCATCTTTGCTTTGCCCTTGCGTCAATCTCTCTACGATGCTTTCCGGCTTGTTTCTGTGGTGCTGTGCGTCTTTACTGCCCGCCCACAACTGCAAGCCTAAACGGTCGGCTATGACCGCCAAAAGCAGCGTGTCGAATGGTGCTTGCTGGTTCTGCGTCTTCATATGTACACGCGAACCCTCACGCAAGCCTGCGGCAAGAACCGACGCAAGCGTTGGCGATAATGATTTAATTCCATACACGCCGTAATATTCGGCAAAGTCGCACGTCAGTTCATCGCCGCAAGTTACCATCATGCCCGCAAGGGCGATTATTTTTTTTCCGGGTCTTTTAACAGGGTGAATATTTCAATGAGTGCGTCGCTCATCTGTTCCACGGTGCAGGTGCCCGTTTCCTTGCGAATGTGGGCAACAAGTGCCTTTTTTTGTTTCTCGCCAAGAATGGCGTTGAACATGGCGGGCAGTTTCGTGGTATTACCTTGGTCAAGTTCGCATACGGCTTCTATGAAGTCCCAGTCGTGCAGCTGGCTTTCGTTGACCTCTGCTTCAAACCCGTTGGATAATTTCATGGTTTGTCCTCCCCCTCTTTAAGACTTCATGTACTCGTAATGAGTTACGCCCGAACTGTTGGGGAACGCGGTCACGGTGATTTCATACCCCACGGCGTCGGCGTCGGCGTAGGTGATTTCTCCCACCTCGCTGATAGTGCCGTTAGGAATGACGATACGCTTCGCAACGCTGTTGCGCAGAACCATATCGATACACCACGCGTGTGCCTCCATCTCGTCGGTTTTTGCGTTCACGGTCACGCCGCTGCCCAGAGTGCCCGTCACGTTGCTGGAGCCGTAAATGACTTTCAGCACGTCGGTGTTGATCGCTTCGATAAGCGTAAAGCTGAACGTGTCTTCCTTGCCCGAAACCGGGGTCAGGACGATGTCGCCGCCCCACGCTTTAATGGTTTCGCTTTCGGGACTGTTGTTGTTGGTCAGTCCGTCTTCGCTGATATAGCCAAGACCAGTCCAGCCGGAACCAAGGGTAGTCCCCGTGGCAGTCGGCAGCGTTGCCGAGGTAGCCGCGACGGATACCGCGCCGCCTACTGCGGGTTTTGCGGCAGTAACATTAGTTACCGTTGCCATGTATTTCCCTCCTAGAATGTGATGTTGTACACCGCCTGATAGCGGTATCTTTTTGTGCTTGTGTCTGTGTAATTGTAGTCAGAATTGAGTTTTGACCGAAAAACGGGTTGCGTGTCCGGCATTGCGTCAAGAAATGCTTTGACTTCCTCATTGAGCGCGGCGGCTTCGTAAAGGGTCGGTGCGTATGACTGAATAGCAAAAGTCGCCCGGTTTACCTTGTTGGTCACGCCGGAACCCGTCTTTTCGACCAAAATGAAAGTTTCGGGCATTTCCACCGGGGTTTCCATGTAAACCGGGATAGATCCCGCCGACGTGGTGAAACACGCCTGCAAGTAATTCAAGACTGTTAATTCAATCATCAGTACACCGCCTTTATTAGCACGTTGTCGTCCAGACAGGCTTTTTGCGCCGCTTTCGTGGTAGCAAAAACAGACGCGTTCGCCCGGTTTTTACCAACGAACACGTCTGTTTCAAACCCATCCCCGGCGCGTTCTTTTATCGCCGTCGCTCTCTCCAACAACAACGCCTGCATTTCCGGGGATTGCAACATTTCCCGAACACCCGCGCTGTTTAAGACGATTTCATGCTTCATTGTACCGCTCCACCGTTACTTTCCTGTTCCAGCTTAACGGTATCAATTCATCTTGACCCTCTGTCGGGTATCCTATGACCCGCCAGTCTTCGCCGAAAAAGTTCACGCGGGCGTTCGCCCAGTCGTGCGCGTCGCCTTTGGGAATGCCCAGCTGATACACCGCACGTTTCCCGGTCAGGTTCAATTCTGAAATCATATCTTCAGAACTCACAGGCGCAATCAGGACGTTTTCGACTGTTACCGCCGTTTCTGTGTATGACGGGCGGTTGAAAGCGTCCTTGGTGCCCTCTGTGCGTTCGTATAACGTGACTGTGCGCCCTTTCAGCATATGATCACGTCCGTTTGCGGTACCAGTTCCTGCGTGGGACTGTACGCCCCTATCTTGTCGGCGCAACCAAGCAATTTTTTGTCCATCTTGGACAGATACAGTTCACCCGTTGCCCCGTTGCCGTATGTCCACGACTGTGAATAGCCTAGCGCGGATTGACTGCCCTGTGTTGCGCCAATGGGCACGTCGCCCGTTTCCATGCACCGCTGAACCATACGAATGGAAACCAGCTGCTTGATTTCATCGTCGGCACCCGGCGCGAAAGCGTCAATGACGACCGCCGCATCCGCAAGCAACGCCGCGCAGATTGATTCTTCAGCTTCGCTAAACGTGACCAGCGAACGCGCTTGTACGTCTTGAACGGTTGCGTAAGTCATCCGTCACGCCCCCTTATTTTTTCTTTGTTGTTTTCTTCTTTGGGGGAACGGCGGCGGGTTTGTGCCCCGCCGCTTTGTATTCCTCGACGCGGTCTTCCGCGACGTACATTACCGTTCCCGTGTAACAGTTAATGAATTTAACCATTACTCAACGGGAACTGCCCCGGTAAGCAAATTGAAGCAGTCCGTATCAGCACGGAAACCGACCTCGATTTCCGCACGAACCGCGATCATGTTCTGCTGCCACAGGTTGATGTTCACCGCGCTGGTGCCGCTGCCGCTCGTCACGACGCCGGAATCATTGAACGAAATCTTGACGCCCTCGACGGTGCCGTACACAGCCTGCGTCCAGTCGCCCGCGATACCCACAACGGCGGGAGTGCCGGAAGTGCCGGAAGTGCCAGCTTTGTAGATGCCGCGATTGAAGTAGGTCGGCGCACCCAGAATCATGGGGATAGCACCCTGTGCCACGCTGTTGACGAACATAGGACGACCGTTGCCGTCCACGGCACCCAGCAGAAGTCCACGCGCCTGCGCACCCAGCGCAAAGCCGTTCAGAATGCCGCCGTGGGTGGCGATGTCGGTATCAGCCGCCACAAGGGCGTCATAAACGGTGTGGGACGTGGTGGTGATAAGGGACTGCGACGTGCAGGCGGCGAACGTGTCGATGTTGCCGCCGGGAGCCGCAACGGCACCAACGATAGTGCCGTCAAAGCACTTCGCCAGCGCACCGGGCAGACGGGCGACCAGAGCATCATACAGGGCGGGAACATCTCTGACGAACTCATCAGAGAAAGTTTCGATGACCGCGATCTTGTACGCGCTCATCAGTTTGGTAGACAGCGTAGAATTGGAAACAGGCTTCACGCCAGTTTCGGCGACCCATGCCGCCGTGGGGTCGGCAGAAATCACGGGAATGGTTGCGCCGTTTCCGGGCAGCGTGATTCTGCGGGCAAGCCGCATAACTGCGGATTCCTCCTGCGTCTTCTGAAGAATCTCGTTGGAGATGTCAGAGGGCAGATCGATATAGGTTCTGTTGATAGCAGTTCCAGAGGACATTTGTTTTTTCTCCTTTACTTTTTGATATTGTTTTCAAACCACGCGGCGAACTGCTGTCTTGTACTTCCCCCAGCTGGTTTCGGCACTTCGCCGCCGTCGCTGACTGTGGGATACTTCGGCACTTCGCCACGAAAGGCAAGTATTGCCGCCGCCTGTTTCTTGCAATCCTCTTCCGTATCTGCGGTCAAGAGGGATGCGGGTACGCCCGTTTCTGCGGCGACTTTGTCGCGGGCGTCCCTTGTTTCAATGGTCTTCTGCAACGATGCAAGCTGCGCTTTCAACGATTCCGTTTCTTTCGCGCTTTCGCTCTGCTGTTTGACCATTTCGTCATACGCCGACGCTCTTTTCTTGATGTCGGCATAATCTGCGTACTTTTCCCGTTCGCGCTTCAGTCTGTCGCTGATTATTGCGTCGACTTCAGCCTGTGAAAAAGTCCGTTCCGGCTCTGCCGTCTGTTCCTGTTGTACAGTTTCTTCAGCCATTGTGATTTATCCCCGCTTTCGCGTATTTTTCCGGCTTAAGCCAGCCGTAGGCATGAAAAAAGACCGTTCCCGGTCTTGTAATCATCTTTTCAGTTTTGCTTCTAATGCGTCGACTAGATCTAGATCCGGGAAATATGCCGCCCGATTAACTGGAATCAGTCGCGCTTTGTTCACCAGCGTACCGCCAACCAAATAATCGACATGGTCAACTAGATTCGGCTTCAGGTTTAACGCTTTCACGCCTTGGCATTCGTGCCGCATATACTCTTTCCAGAACCAGTCGTCGTGTTTGCCCTCTGCGACATAATTTGTGTACTGTGACCAAGTTTTCACGCGCTCAAACCACGCCCGAAACGGAATAAGAAACACGTTGGGAATGCGGATGCACGGGAACGAATACCATTGTTCGTGTGCCGGAACTATGCCCGGTTTGGAGAACATATCAAAGTTCTTGCAGAAGAACCCGCACACTATACCGTCGTCATGTTCTTTTGTCAGCTGCGCGAACTGGCGGGAAATAATGACGTCGTCTTGTATGTGCCACGTCCCGCCGGGTCTGTCCTGTATTGATTCGAACGCGTCCAAACACGCCCACAGGTTGCCCCGTCCGTTTGTATCGTTCCATACTGTTATTTCGTCTTCTTTTATGCCCTGTTCCAGCATTGACGGTATGAGGTAATCGTTTACATACCACATTCGCGCCGGGTATGCGTGAATCATGTAGTTCATCCGTCGTCTTCCTCTCTCAACGCTTCGGTCAGCGTGTCGGCTTTGTCCGTTTCAACGGCGTATTGTGCCCGACGAATGGCGTTTATTTTGTCTGTCGGCGTTCTCCCGTCGGCTTGGTCATATATGGCGCGGTAGCGTTCCGGGTCGTATCCCCGAACATTGCTTTTCGTGTCAAACCGAATGGCAAAGGTACAGTCGCAGTTTGCGTGGATGTGTTCAGCGTGTCCGTTCTTCAGCGTGTTTTTGCTCATATACTGCCAACCGCGTGAAGCAAGCGTCATGCAGAACGCGCAAGTGTCCCCGGCTGGTATCCAAGCGAACTGCGCCTGATCGCGTTTTGCATTCTGCAATGTAGTATCTGCGCCGACCTGTTTTACCAGTCTGCCGACGGTGTCGGGTACGGTGTTGTCCTTGTTCTTTATCGTTCCCCGTATGGCTTTCGCCGTTTCGGCTATGTCCGGCGTTGACGCCGGGACGGCTGGCGGTATGTTTACGCCCATCGCAGCTGCGACAGAATCGTACATTTCACACGCTAACGCCCCGGCGGCTTCTCCGTATTTACTAGCCACGTTCTGCGCGACCCATATCAGTTCCTCGACGTCGGCTTCTGGATTTTCTAACATCCAGTATTTCATTGTGTCGGCGGCTTTGCGGTTTATACTGGACAGTTTCTTTATGTATCTGCTCCAGTCCCGGCGCGATATTTCCATCATTTCACCGCCTTGTCGTCTATGTAAACGTCTGCAACGACTTTCCGTGTATTGCCTAACCTTGCGATTATCTCCGGCATATTGTCGTTTACTCTGTTTGGTACGAACCCGGCTTTTCGCAGATTTGTTACGGCTTCGTTCAGTCGTTGCCCCTCGCGGCACGTCCACAGAATGACGGCGTTCCCCGCTCTCTGCGATGCTTTTAACTTCCGCAGTAATGCGTGATTCATTACGCCGTTGTTTTCTAGTGTGCCGTCATAATCCACCGCTATGATCATTCGCCAAATTCTTCAGTTATCAGCTGCAACCCTCTTGCGCGGCTTTCCTGCGACTTGATTCTGCGAATATCGGCTTGGTCAAAGCCGTTCATTTCCAAAAATACATCCGTGCTGCCGAACCCCTCACGCGCCGTAGCAATTTTGATAGCGGCGTCAGCCATAACCGCTATGGACGGCATAGCCGGATTTTTGAAATGCGGAACAACGTCCCGCTGTGCTTCGCTCAAGTCTTCCGGCGGGATGTTATTGGCGATTGCCTGCGCCATCTGCGCTATAACGTACAGAGCGTCGCCGTTCCCGGCGTTCAGCTGCTCTGCCATCAATATGAGCGTCTGCGACTGTGCCAGAATTGCTTCGCTTGACGTGGGGTTAGCGTCGTTCACTACGCCCACGTCGGTAACAGTCAGACCCGTAGCGGCAGAAAACTGTGTGGCAAGGGTTCGCATCATCTGCACATGGGGTTCGATAGTGCCTTGAGAGAGCTGACCGAAAGTAGGCTTTTCGCCTGTTTCCGGGTTCGTGGTGCTTGCGATGATAGACCCGACGTACTGCTTAAATTTGTCGTTGATGATCGCGTCGTACTGGTCTTCAGTTACGCCCAGCAAGTATTTCTGCGGACTTGTGGAAAACTCCAACCCTATCGTTGCGTTAGCGACAGTCCTGACGTAGCCTTGAATCAGTCTGCGCACAGGCTCTTTCAGTCTGGAACGACCGAACGGCTTTGCGCTTGTGGCGTTCCACACTAAAGGCTCCATCAATGGACGCCCCATGATGTGCGGGTGCTGTTCCGCGTACCACTCTTTTGTGTCGGGATCTCTCCGCAACACCCACACGTCGGTGTCGGTATGGAAATTCACCACCGACGGCACCGGGTTATCGTCGTTTCTATCTTTCTGCATGGAGATAATGGCGAACCCGCACCGAATGCGACCTTTTTCGCCGTCCCAGTCAGCTGCGGCGGTTTCCGGGGAGTGAAAACGGATACGACAACCAATCTTGTCGTCGCCGTAAAGGGTAGCGAACGAACAACCGTATTTCAGTTCATCCCGGCAGGCTTTCATATATTCTGTCTGTAGTCTGTTGCCGTCGGTGATGCGGTTCATCTCTTCCGCATCTTCGCCGTTTCTTCCTACAAATCCGTCAAACATACTCCGCGCCGCCAGTACGTCCACCGCTTTTTCGCCCCACGCGCAGCCGATTTCAAGACCTTTCATGCCGTGCGGCAAAGCCAAGCCAAGATTGACTTCCCCCAGTTTTACATGACCCTCATAATATCTGCGCTTTGTGGCATTGGCGGCAGAATGGGCGTTATAAATGGATACAAGGCGGGACATCATCGCCCGCTCTTCGTCCGGCAGTCCTATGGCTTCGGCTATCTTTTCTGTTAGTGTCATGTCATCACCCTATCAGCATTTTTCTAGACGGATCTCTTTTGCTTGTCTTTACGCCCCAGAGCGCAAGCGCACAGGCTTCTATCGGCAAGGAATTATCCCCGCCGAACCCCCAACCGCCAGCTATGGGGCGTTTGACGGATGTTATCGCGCTATCGCGCAATTCCTCTTGCCCGTAATACCAAGTAACTGATTTTTCTGCTAACGCGTCTGTCAGCGTTCCTGCGGCGGCTATAACGTCGTTTGCGCGGGGGCGTATAACAGAACCCTTTGCCCGCCAAACCTCTGCGATGCGCTCTACAAGGACGTCAACGCCGTTCCTGCCGTCTATCACTACACAAGACGCTTTGTCATAGCGTTCGTTTAACCAGTCGGCAAGCCATTTCGTTCCGCGCCCGGTCGATTCGGTCTTTATCAGCGAAACACGCGCCGTTCCGTCTTTCGGCAGTACGGCACCGCACAAACACACGCTAGATCCATCGGCAGAGAATTTCACAGCATAGGCGGTTTTACCGTCCGGCTTCATCTCTCTGGAACAACAGGCGTCCCACAAGTCGGGGGATATGGCAAATTCTTTCTTTTCCACCGCTATGGGCGACCACCAGCCGAGCCGTTCCCGTGCGAATGTGTCGGCGTCCATCTGTTCGACTTCGCCCTCTACTGTGGAAAGCAAAATGCGCCGCCCTAAAGCCGGGTTTGTATCTGCCCAGCGTTCCACGTCGTAAACGTCGCCTATCTCTTTTACAGAGAACTCAAACCACGCCATTTTCTTTGACGTGCTGGCTCTGTCCCTGATGCCACGGAACACAGTTCCGGCAGCGTGTGGGTCTGGCGGCGTCCCGACATATATCGTCTGCGGGTTCAAAGATGCAGAAATTGCAGGAAGAAAAGACGCTTGCTGGTTTTCGTCCATCTCCTGCGCTTCGTCGATGATAAGCAAATCACCGTGCTGACCACGACCGCCGTTGCGTGTCCGTGCAAGGAACTTCACACGCGCCCCGGACTTTAGCACGATCTGTTCACGCCCTAAAGCGGTTCGTATTTCCGCGACATACGGCTTCAGCTTTGGCGACTCGAAAAAGTCGCGCATTTCCTCAAATGTTTCTGTGGCGGTCTTCTGCAAATGGGCGGTATATATCACCTGTTCATTGAACAGAAGCATACCCGACTCCATCCTGCCTTGCACTAAAAGCGTTTTACCATTTTGGCGCGGTACACTTCCCCCGCAAGTCGGCGACGCCCAGCGACCTGACTTCGTCCTGCCGAGCCAGTCGTCTAATATATCCATCTGCCACGGGTCAAGGTTTATCCCCCCGACCCGCAGAACGGCGCAAGCGTCGCCCCCGTCTGTGGTGTCATAACTTGGAACGATTCGGACGGACGGCTCCTGAGTGCCCGTCACGGCTTGCGAGTATGTCGCCGATTTCGTCATTGTCGGCATGGTTCCCCTCGATTTCCTCAATCTCGCGCAAGGCTTCGCGGTACTGTTTCGCCAGCGATGCCAAATCACGCGAACCGGGTTGTTTGTCTATTTCCTCTGCCAGTATTTGCAACAAGGCTTTCAGCTGACATAGCCGGGTTTCGTTAACGACTTCTATCATCTGACCCTTGGTCACCTGCCCTTGTGTGTAATTAGGCGCTGGACGGCGCTTTGTCT